TAGAAGTTGTTTTAACATTCGCTCTGCTGGAACGCTATCACGCAATTCTTGACCAAATCCAAGGCGTTTAGTTGCTTGCCATACTTCCTTATCAGCCAGTGCATTTTTAATGGTATCACGACCGATTTTATCCATTGTTTTGCTATCAACTAGGCGATTATTTTTATCGTAAAGTTTTTGCACTCGGATAAATTCTGATTTTTCCCAAGTATCACGCAACATATTCATTGGGGCAAACGTAACCGTCCATTGAGTAACACCTCGAGCATACCATCCTGTCGGCTTAGAAATAACTTTCAAGAAAGCGTTGGCGTGTTCAACATTGTCATTACGCAATGATTCCATCACTTGAGTTGGCAATTCATACTCATAATAATCACTGCCCTCTTTACGGATAAGCACGTTGTCGCTTGAGCGTGTTAAGCCTTGCATTTTACGTTTGCTAATACCTAAATTTGCGGTTGCTTGTTCTCTTGCCTCTGCATCTGAATATCCTTTATTTTTCAATAAAGTCACTTCTGTTTCATACAAATCATCAATACGCGATTTAAATTCTGCAAAGCCCGCATAGGTTGTCGATTTACCAACAGATTTCCAAACTGCATCAATGGCATCTTCTGCTTCTGAATTTGTACGCCCTTTCATCGTTTTATCTCGCCCAATATTGACCGCACTTGAACCTGCACCTGAAATAATATCCGAATCAATATCTGCATTTGGATCGCCTGTCAATGGCACGTAATGGCGATTAGCTTTGTATTGTTGATATTCTTTGTCGGTAAAACGTCCACTCGCACGATCGATGTCTAATTTTGCCTGATTCAACTCATAGATTAAATTCGCGACTTCTTCTAACTGTGCTCGCGATAAGTAGCGTTCAGTATCATTCATAATATCTTGCGCTTCTGGGATCGACCAACCGCCCGCAACCCCTACTTTAAAGCGTTTTTCATTATCATAATCGGTATTATGAATATCGGCTTTACGATCGTCGTATTGGGCTTTTGCTTTCAAATACGCATTATTTAAGCGATTTATTGTCTCGCTATTTGCGCCTTGTTGGCGTGCATCATCAAGCTGTCTTTTTGCATCATCCATTGTCGCTTTATCACGAGCCAATAGCTCTCGGTTTTTCTCAATCGCATAACGCGCAGAAATCCAGTTGCCCACCATTCGTTTCATCGTCAGTTCATCAATATAATGACTCGTTTTTTTAGTCGCTTTTGACATTGCTGCGATTTTTGACAAAATCGGTTTTAAATAGGCTTGTTCTAATTCGGAATTCATTGCATCACGTTTGCCTTTTGCTGTGTACATCGCATCTTTCAATCTGCGTTTCTCGTGATCACGACTTGATGTATTGCCCGTTTGATCTGCCAAAGAGAGATTATCAATCCAATCATTTACAGGGCGCAAACTATCAGCAAGATATTCATCTAGTTTACTTACAGTTTGATGAAATGCTCGCTTAAAGCCATTGAGATCGCCACGCATTAAATTATCCCACAAGCTAGGCTCGGTCTGAGCTTTGCCTGTTTTAGCTAAATTGCGCGCAGATTGGGTTGTGTTGGCGCGGGAGAAACGAATATCATTTTTACGAGCATTGAATCGTTTTGATAATGGAATGATTTCTCCATCGTCATCATAAGTAATTAATTCGTCAAGTTTGATTTTTTTCTTATCATTTACAACTTCTGATAATCCGTTGTCATACCCTTGCTCAAGTAAAGAATCTGCATTAGTAAATACTTCACTTGCTTTCACATCCTTACTAACAATTTGATAATCGCCACCGAGATTAGCCTCACCATGTTCTACTGCATAATCACGAACGATAGTAACCCAGTCTCCATTGGTAATTGTCCCCCCAGTTCCTTTTGGATAAGCTCTATAGATTGTGACTGTATCATCAGGCTTGCCTTTAATTCTTTTCAAAATATCCCAAGCTTTTCTATCCATAGCATCATAGCCTGTTCCGTAGTATTGATACCCTTTAGAAGAATATAAATCGTCAGGATATAAGCTTTTTAAATTATCGATACTTTGCGAAATTTCATCTTTACTGTTAGGCGCCTCATGTTGCATACGATAATTAGGCTTACCGAATCCTTTTTCTTGCGCTCTGTCATTCACCAAATTTCTCAATTCACTCTCAACACTTGAATCGCCATTCTTATATCTCTTAGCCAACGCCATATAATGTTGATCTATGCTATTGTTAGCTTTACGGGAGAAACGAGTATCAGAATTTTCAGATTGATATTGACTTAGTTCTGCTTCGGTTTTAGTATTAGACACAGAAAGGTTCACATCTGACTGCATATGTGACGGCAATTGAAGCCCGAAGGCAGTTAAAAATTGTGAACCTTTTGTGGAGTTAGTTTCTGATAATGGTGATCGCAATTGAAGCGTAAGATTATCTAAGAAATTAGCTCCTTTTTTCTTATTCCAATAAAGTAAGTCATTTTCTAATCCGCGTTGAATTTGCGAATTATTCCGTCCATATACACTAGCAATATTAATTAATTCAATTCCTTGTGAAGTTTGCTTTAAATGCAATGCAGCAACAACAGGTTTATTAACTCCATTCACATTTTCCGTTAGTTCTGTTAAAACCACATAACCATTTTGCTGTGTACTGGATTTCATTACCGCCACTGGATCGTTAATTTGTTTTGGTAACTGTTTTAATGTATCAGGTGTAACATTATGTTTTCCTAACATTACTTTTTTCAATACTGAGCCACTGATTACTACATTAGCATCAGGAAGCCCCAGCATCTTTAATACACTAGGCGTTGTTCCGACCTCTATAATTTGCGATGAAAATTTGCCATTAGCTATATCATCCACCGCTTTCGCAAAATCCGAATCCGCATTTTCATTTAAGCTAAAACGAATATCGTTATTTGATGAAACTTGTTCAGTTTTCACCGCACTTTGTTTGATACGTGCAACAAGATTCAATACCTCTTGGTTACTCATACGTTGTACAATTTCGTGCCCAAACAATTTTGTGATGAAGTTTCGTAGACGTTCTGCCGTCATTTCAAGCCAAGCACGCGCCGATTTCATTTGCCCTTTGTGAAAACTTACACCGTAGCGTTGTTGTAATTCCTCCCATTTACCTGTTTCCTGTGCAGCCATTATTTCAGCAAGCGCTTCTTCTATGGCGACGGTGCGGTTTGTTACACTTAAATCATCTGTGCCTTTCCGTTGAGTTTGAATCGCATCGGCAATTTTACTTACCATTTTATTTTTACCGACTTCCTGCATTACGCTATGGTAATCTTCTTTAAACTCAACATTAATTCCACGATGCGCCATTTCGTGCCACGCTACAAATTGCAAACGCTCTTTTCGGCTCATTGATTTTGTTGCTTTAATGCTGTCGGCGACAATAGTGATTTTGCCTGTTTTCGGATTAAACCAGCCTTCAACATCAGACGTGATTAAATTCTTCACATCTTCTGGCGGATTAGCAAAGGTGGTTACTTCAATATGTTCTGAGGCATTGCCAAAAGTTTGTTTTAATATTTGATGTGCTTGCTCAATTTCTGGATTAATTTGAGATTGTTGATTGCGCTGGAAGTTAGATTGTTGTACATTATCTGTACTGGCAGCTCCCATTTCTTGACGCGTAAGTGTAGGCTTGAAATGCGTAGTTTTTTCAGCATCGACGCTGCCTGCTGAATCAACATCTGTCGGATATAACTCAAAAGCAGTTAATAGCCAAGCGTTACTTCCTTTGTTACGGATTAATCCTGCTCTATATCCATTATAGTCAATCTGAATGCTTTCACTTTTTCCATCATTGCGAACCCAATGCCCCACTATTGAACCTTTTGCAATGGTATCTACAATATCCCGCGTTAGCATTTGGGTTACTTGCTCGTAACTCATCCCATCTTTACGCATACGCGCTTCGATAATATGAGAAATACCTTTGCCTACAGGCTCACCTTTTTTATTGAATGACTTAGTTAAACCATCATCGCCCCACTCAAAATCCACCCAACCATCTAAATTATGGTTGAACATTGCGCGGTGTACAGTGCGCTTCTCTGTAATCGCCGCATTCATTGCCTCACGCCCCCGTTTGATATTTGACTCAACAGATTTCATGGCAGAGCGAGAGTAAGTTTTAAACTCGTCGTCTATATTATTCTCTGGTGTAAAAACGGATTGACTATCATCAGATACGCTTCCATCAGCATTTTCTTGTATTTGTGATGTAATATTTTTCGCTTCTTCAAATGGACTTTGATCTAAAGTTATTTCAGGATTGTCTTGTTGGGTTGGTTGCTCAAAAGTATCCGTAGTCTCTCCCATTTCATTACGAGAATCTATTGAACTATTAGTGTGTAGTTCAGAAGCCGCCTCCTCGTTTAGATTCATCGGCTGTGGCTTAAATTCTGTTGCCATTTGTTCTTTATCAGGGGAAAAGTTTTCAGAAAATTGAACATTATTCTCTGGTGAAGCTGATTTATTATTATCTCTGTATTTTTCCACTTCCTCCGCATAATCTTCTAGCCATTGGCGCATCGCTTTTCCATCTTGTGGATTGATACCATATTGCTGTGCAATATTGCGTACTTCTGTCAATGCTTTTTCTGTTACGTGATCTTTTTTCGCTTGTTCATCAGAAAAAACCATTGGCGTATCAATAAATTCATTGGCGCGAGAAAAATCATTCTTTCTAAACTGTGTAAGGATTGAATGTAAATCTAGTGCGCGATCTAAATTTGAATCAGGTTTAAATTCAGGCTCTATATTTTCGGCTTGTGCTTCTGCTTGCTCTTCACCAAAGAAATCTGATTCAAACTGTGCGCGTTGTGCTTGTTGCTGCTGTTTTTCTCTAAAGGCTTGTCCTTGATTATTCCAACGCTGCACTTGGCTCATTTTCACTAAATCAGCTAGATCAGTTGCGCTTTGATTAATGGAATCTGTATAACGACGTAGCTTTTCATCTATTTCTACATCACCTGTGTTGATATGTTCAAGAATAGTGCGTTTTTGTTGGTTGAGTTCGCGACGGTGTGAATGGCTATCAATGCCACCCATCATTCCCCCAAATACACCACCTAATATTGCGCCGTTTATGGCGTTTTCTTGCATTCCCTCAGTAAGGTCTTGATTCGGATCGATATACTCTTTTTGTGCTTGATTGAGCGCATATTGTTCTGCTACACCTTGTACTGCCTCTGTTCCCCCTTCAATAAGCGCGCCTTTTACTAATCCACCTTTTACTGTTTGAGCAGGCGAAAGCAATCCTTTAAAACCCCCGCCTAAACCGCTTATCGCATTTACGCCAATATCTGTCATAATGGCCGTAGGATTTAATGCCGCACTTTGCCCTACTTTGTCTGCAAAGCGAGTTTTAGCGAGGGAATAAAGTTCTTCAACAGTTTTGTCTTTACCCTCATCACTATCCGCAATTTCATAATAGGCGTTGGAAAATTCAGGCAGTTTTGCCAACGTTTCATTATCCATTGCCATAACTTCATCGCGTTTTTGTCCATAACGACTCCCACCTGACATTGCCGTTTGAATCGCGGTATAGCCCACCATATCTAAATATTTTTGTGGTACTCCTCGTTTAGCTGCTTGCTCTACGGCAATTTTACCGACTTGTTCAGCTGCCTCACGTTTTAACAACATTTTGCCCGCTTGTTTTACCCCAATGGTTGCCACTTTACCGAAGCCTAATGTCAGTACCGTATCTAGATTTTGCCCTAGAATTGAGCCTAGATTACCTGCCCACCAGCGTATATTAGCAATGCCTTTACCCTCGCCATCTAATGCACTTTGATTTAATGCCGATTTCATTTCATCGGACATTGTCGCCATATTCTCATCTGCACCTTTGGCGGCTAAATCCCCCGCTTTATGCAACCAGTCTGCACCAGTGATAGCCCCTAAGCCGTGAGCTAAATCACTTAATCCTTTCCACGCTCCCATTTGCACTGAATCAACCACATCTCCTATAATGCCTTGCTGTTCTGGTTTGGCAGGCGTAGTTTCAATACCTAAGTAAGGTGTTGATTCTTCTTTTGATTTCGATGTGTTGCCAATAATTTGATTGTAGGCTTTTTCAGAAAGGTAAAAGCTCATAATGTATCCTCATTTAGAACAGGTAAAAAAAAAGACCGCACTTTGGCGGTCTGTGAAAAAGGGAATGAATGTTTAACGATCTAATCCATAATTACCCGTTGGATTAGCCACAGGCGTATTTTTTAAGGCGACTTCTGTTTTGAATTTTTCCAAATCTATCGCCTGCTTGCCAGTTTGTAATTGCAGATCTGTGGTGAGTTTTGCTGTACTCAATGCTTTATCTAGATTTAAGCGAGCCTGTTGTGATTGTTGATTCATCTGTACTTCAAGCATCTTGATTTCAAGCTCTTTCTCTTTGATTTGAACTTTCATCTGCTCAATCTGCAACTGACTTTGCATTCGCATTTGCTCTAACTGCATTTCGTGCTGTTGTTTTTGTTGTGCGATCTGCATTTGCATTTGAACTTTAAGGATTTCAGGATCTTGTGGTTGCTGTGCCTGCGCTTCTTGTATTTCCTGGAGTTTTTGTTCATACTCTTCACGCGGAATTAGCATAGTCTGCGTTCCCATACTCATAGACTGCATGAGAGTTTTCGCACCATCGTACCAGTCGAATGCATACATTAATTGAGGGTGCTGACCGAATTTTTGGAAAATATCAATGATTTGTGCGGTCTGAGTTTCTTTCACAAGTAAAGCAGAAGTGCCACGTGCCACGACTTGCATATCACCTTTGATAGACGCGTCTTCACTCATATTCATGTTGTACTCGTAGAATCGACGAATCAGCGGTTTAGTGACAGAATCATCCCATTCTTTTACTTGACGGCGACGTACCGCATTAGCGGCATTCATCAGCATAGACATGCCGCCGAGTGTAGGCGTTACCTGTCCTTGTTCACCTTGAGCAATCATTGGTAAGCCACTTTCTTCATCCATAAAAGATTTAGACAGTTGAATAATATTCGCTAATTCTTGCTGACGACTACCAATATCAAAGATGCCAAATGCACGTTGCGCCTCAAATTGAGCACTAGCGGTTGCACGGTCATTAGTTTTCCATAACTTATATGGTGCAAGTTCCCAGTTTCCATCTACCGGCGTTAGCACACTGCTATTGACTACTGCTTGTGGCCCAATTCCTAAAACACCGTTATCAATCATTCCACGCCAAGCAGTATTGAGTATTTCTTGTGCATCACGGCAAAGGTAAGGAATACCAAAACCAAATAGGCAGCAAACATCAGGTTCACAGGTATAAACTGAATAAGGAAATTCAGCGGTATCAAGTGGATTGAGGTTTACACTCAAGATTTTACCGTTGCCCGCCATCACAATTACACCTTCAATTTCTAAGTTGGCAGCACGTGATTCTTCATCATCAGGAATATTTAACTTGTTGTCTTCACCTAACAATTCATTTGCGCCTGACAACACATTCAACGGAATCCCACCGTGATAAGTCCACAACTCATATCTGTTATCCTTACTTTGTGTTTCAAGCCCAGAAAGTGTTTTTAATGTATCGACATAGCCATCCATATCATTGCTTGCCGTACGCGTATCTCCACCATCAAGCTCACACAATTCCAATACGCTTTCTTTCAAGTAGTACGGATTTTTCGCAAGCGCCTGTAATTGTTTTTTGGTCACATGGCTACGCTCAAAAACAAACTGACAATCTTTGAGCGTTGGTGCGGTCATATCTGGCACAAAATCCCACGGAAGAACTAAACGCGCAGCGGGAATCGTCTTATTAACAATTTCTCCCACCCAATTTCCTAGGCTGTCTTGTTTCCATGCTTTAGATTCCACTACATCCACCACAGGCGCACGTAAAATACCAGTACCAAGCACGGCAGCATAATGTAAACATAAGCGAGCTTCTGCAGCATAGTCGCACTCTAATAACTGATCATCAATCAGCTTTTCCATCGCTTCCGCACTTTCTTTTGCTTGCTGCATAATGGCGCGAGCATTGGAAATTTGATTGCGCAAATTCGGATCGTCACTATCGGGTTGTTTCGCAATGTTCGCAATTTCTGGCATTGGTGTTGGACTAATTCCGTAGTTTTTATCATCGCTAGGGAAAAGCATATCGGTCATTTGTGCTGTCCACGAATCTGTTTTCGCTCGAGTGTAGCCTACAAAAACTTTCGATTTATTTGTTTTAATACTTTCTTCATACTGATTACGATACTGATACATATCTTTCACCCAGCGCTGCACGATCGGTTGGCGTTGTTTTAAATGATCTAATAATTTGACCTTTAGATCTGACCCAAAAGCGGTGATAGCCTCTAGAATTGCGGATTGTTCTTCTGCCATTTTTAATATCCTGTGATTGAGCTGATAGCTTGGTGTGGTTTAATGTTGATGATTTGTTGTTTGAATAAATCAGGCATAGCGCCTAAACATAAATATTGATTTGCATCGTGCGGATGTGAATAGCGATTTTTATCGGGCATTTCCGTATATTTTTCTTCACCGCTAATATTTAACTGGCGATAGGCATAACCTGTTTCATAGCCTTTAATCAAAACTCGACAATGCGGGCTGATAATCATCGCTGGTTGCCCTTTCCCAACCAAACGAGATAACCACCAACGCACCGCTTCTAATCGTCCTGTTGTATTATTCGTATCTGCTGGACGTGCATTGAATCCGTTTTCTAACAAAATTTGAAAGCAGGTCTTTTCATCAGTTTGCGCACGTTGGACGCCAGCTGGATCGCCAATCACTTCCACTTCGCAACCAGCATATTTGGAGCGAATTAAAGGCGAAAGCTGATCTTGAATGAATCGCTGAATCCCCATTCCTGTCGCCACAACTTCATCGGTAATACGTAACTGACCGATAGGTGAGACTTGACCGATAATTGCAGCTGGCGTTAAACCAAAATCAAGACCGATAAATGTTGGCCAGCCTTTAATAGGTAATAATTTGTCTTTCGAGACGTGTAAATCTTTGTTGAAGTGATCCATATAGACGGGTTTACCTGTTTGAACGGTCGCAAATTCGTTACAAATACGAGATTTAATCCAGCTCAATGTTTGTCCTTGAAGGTTATCGAACCAGTAGCCATAGCCTTTTTTATGGTTTTCTACGTTTTCTGCTAACGGATTGGCGACAAATCGGTGTCCGTGATAGTCCACATATAAGCCGTTTTCGATCTTAGCTTTAACTCCATTAGATAACGATTCAAACGGAATGCCTGTAATATCAATTAACGCCCCTGGCTGCGTAAAGAACTCCCAATTCTTAGGCGTAAGGCTTTCCCCTGTTTCTTCATCGAGTGCCATTTCAAAGGTATGCCACCAGTGATCGTCGTCAGGCGAGTTGGTATCCATAATCATGCCGTTCCACGTTGCACCATCAAACCCTTCCGAAACTCGCTTTTCAGGAAAACGACCAGTACGAGTTACTGCTTCTGTTACCAACATCACTGGTAAGAATTGCGCTTCATTGATCCAAATACCAGTCAATTCAAGTGACATTAATTTTTTTACATCCTTTGGTTTATCCATTGAAAGAAACATAAATTCCGCTTCTACTGTCGTCTTACCATCAGGATGATTAATTTTCATCATTCCAGAAATCGGGCTATCATATTTAATCGGACAAATACTTTCAGGAATCCACGCTTGAAAGGTCTTAATCACCGTTCCTTTTAATTCAGGATAAGTGTTTCGCACACAAGCCCAACGAGTACGACGAACTCCATCAGAATTAGGTTCTTGATTTAAGCAAATACGGAACATTTCCATTACACACCCAACTGATTTACCACTCCCAATCGGGCCGCGAATCGCTTTCACTAATGCGTTCGATTTGTGTACTCTACGAAATGTAGCAGAGGCACGATAATTAATCTTCATCGCTCTCTTCCTCGTCATCGTAGAAGTCTATGGCATATTCAACTTTGTGTTTACTTGCCGCTTTTGCACCAAGCTCTTGCGCCAATTTATCAGCTTTAAGTAAGGTTTCTTTTGTTTGCGCTTTTCGTAATTCAATCGTTTCAAGCGTAAGCGCAATATTATTGTTAGTATGGTTTAAGCTCTCAATACGAGCCACAGCGCGGTCTAGTGCATTTTGAGCAGAATGAATGAGCTTATGGACAATTTCTTTATCCTCTGCCGTTTTGCATCGTTCTAAATCAGCAGTAAACTTTTCAATACTTTCAATGGAGGAAATAGCCCGTTGGCGCATTAAGTCGATTTCATCTTTAAGGCTAAAATCAACGACAACATCAAAGGCAGATTTATCTTTAAAATATCGAGCGTAGCCACCATGTTTTACCATTTTTGCGGACTGCTTCACTTTTATCGCAATTTCTTTCGCAGTTTCGCAGTTCTCTGGTTCGACTTTCGCAGTTTTGTTCGCACTTTCGCAATTAATTTCGCAGTTTTCCTCTAAATCTTCTTTAGATTCAATAACTTCTGATTTAGCAGTTTTGTTCGCATTGTTTTTAACGGCTTTCTTGATTGCTTTTACTTCTCGATTATCACCCTTTTGGATTTCTTCCATCTGTGCAAAGGCGGTTTCAGGCTTTTTGATATAGCGTTTAGCACTGGCAAAGTTCAGACCTTTCTTCCTGCACCATTCCATTACAGATACACCAGTCTTTGCATAAGATTTGATGTATTCTATTTGTAGTGCGTTCCAATCTTTTTTTGCCATAAACGAGATATAAAAAAGCCCGCAATTAAGCGGGCAAAGGTGGTGAAGAATAACCGCACTTTATTGCACGCGCGGTTTAGGTATTAGATTATTTTTCCATTTTCTCACGTTGCCATTCACGGATTTTATCAACCCGATTTAGACAGACATCACGTTCGCGTTTGAGGATTACGGCATATTGCGCCACCTCCCCATAAGTTGCACCGCTAAATGATGTTTTATCTAAGTGAGCGAGATATGCTGCTGGAATAGTTGGATATGTGATGATTTGCGGTTTACTTGCGCAAGAAGTTAATAAGACTGTTAGGAGCGGCGGTATTAAATACACTACTTTGCTTTTCAGCTTTCGGAATAGAATTAAGAACTTCATTTTGTTCCTCTCTTGATGCGTTTTCAGCTTTAGAAAGCTCTAACGTGATACGTTGATTCTCAGCAATATCAGCTTTTAATTGGATGATTGATTCTGATTGCTGCTGAATGGTTTGGGCTTGTGCTTGGTTCTCAGCCTTTAAGCTACTTATCTTCTGAGATTGGAACCAAGTCCAACCACACAAGCCCAAAATCAAGCAAAGTGCGGTTAGCTTTAAGGCTGTTTCAAATCGGCTAAACATAATGCTTTCTCTTTTTCTCTGCGCTTAACCAAACCTGGTATTTTCTTTTTGCCAACATAAACCCAATTTGGGAGCTGATTGCACCCATCTATATATCTTCCGCGTCGCATAAACCCAAACATTGTTGAGTTCTTAACCTTGCCGCATCCATTATTAAACGTGACAGATACCATGGCATCAAACACAGATTGAGGTAATTCTCTTCCATTGGCATATCTATCAACGCACGATTCAGCAAGTTTAATATCGTTTTTCCATCGGTAAGCGATTTCTTCATTTGTGTATTTCTT